TTTTGAAAGGCACCCTAAGGGAGCTTTATTAAAGTTACCCTTTTTTACCATCGATAATAAAAAGGAATTTTTTGCTAATTCATACTTGACTTTTCATAGCTGGTCTCCTCTGTGGTATGGTTCTGGAAGCGGCATCCAGGCCGTAACACGATATGTTTTATTATATCTCAGCAGGTCGCACTTCCATTCCCCGTCGCATGTATGAGCATGAGTTGTTACTTTTTTTCCTTTGTCATCCTCTATTGTTACATTTACTTCTTTCGATGTTTTCTCAAACATTGAATTGCTCCATTTGGATGTGCCTTTAAACTTTGCAAATATTGAAGGTTCTTCTTCCGGCAACCGCTCCTCCACCGGAATCCAGCCGTCTTTCCTGATTTCTGAACTCTGGAACTCGCAGGGCGTCCCCATAGTGCAGTAGGTTCTCATCTCGATTTCCTCTGGCGTCAGTCCTGTTTCCTCGTAGACCAAGAGCTTACACAGCGCCCCGTACAAAACTTCATAGGTTTCTCGTGTAATGGGTGTCCCTGTATACAAATTCTTCCATGGGAGTCCTTTCAACCTCCAGTGCCCGCATACGTCTTTTTCTGTTAATCGTCCCATCTAATTCCTCCTTAATCCACAGTCCCAGAGCGTAATCTGGGATTTATACTCTTCCAGGCGTCTGTTTGCCAGACCGTAATAATGAGCATCCTTTTCAAACCCTATATAGCTAAAACCGTTTTTATAACAGGATATCAGGCTGCTCGCACTGCCAACATGCGTATCCAGGATCTTTGCTCCCGGAACTGCATATCTCGCAAGCAGCCAATCATACAAAACTACTGGCTTCTGCGTTGGATGGATTCTTTTCTCGTTGAGAGTTTTATTACCCTGCTGCACGGTTCCTTCTTCCAGGCTTTTTCCCTGGAACATCCCGTTCCACATATACCGGAACAGCCGAACCGAATCATGTAAACTGCAGGAAGCAATTTCGCAATCTGAAAAACTACTGTCTCCATTGCATTTATCCCAGACAATCCGGCCCGGTGGAAAATGGTAATCAAAGTAATTACAGCCCCAGATGATCTGTTCCTTTGATACTCGTTCCAGTTCCCTGAAGTATTCCGGCCCTGGTACTTCCCAATTCTCAGACGGCTCGTAATGCCTTTGTACTCCAATCGGACTTATTTTCCTCCCATAGTATTCTCTGCGTTCTGGTCCTGAAAAATAGGGTGGATCTACAATGGCAAGGTCAAAAAAGCTATCCGGGAACTGTGGCAGATAATCCATACAGTCCCCATAGATAAAACTGTTTAAATCAACCGTAGGTAATCCTCCCTTCTCTGCTGCCCCACTCCTCCACAATCTCACAGGCAGAGGTTCCGCAAGTAATGTCCTGTCTATGCCAACTGCAGGTACTGCAATCTTTTAAAGTATCTGTATGTTCCGCCTTATCCCAGCACTCATAAAAGTCCCGTTCCATCTCCTCTGTCACCTCTATCATCAGTCTGGCTCTCGGACATACCTGAATACACAACTTTTTCATAGGCACCTCCTATTGTCTCAACTTCTCCCGAATCTCGCTCATCCAGTTTCCTCTTCCTGTCGTTTCTTCTCTCACCCGTCTGGATCACCCCTATCACTGTCTCCAATGCCTCCACATCTTTTCCCCAGATAGGATCTGCACCCATGCCGTTCGCCATGTCTCTGCAATGTTCCAGCAAGTCAGTAAGCTGCCTGCAGACTTCCTTCAGCTTCCCAATATCTACCGACCTCATCCCCGGAACCCGGATTGCACGGGGCGAACCCAGCGGATGATCGGTTTCCAGAATTCCTTCCTTCAGCATGCTCTTCAGGCATCCATTCACGGAGGAAAGAGAATACCCTGTTTTTTCCGCAAGCTCCCGGTTCGTTGGGGGATAGCCGTGAACCGCTATGTATGTTTTAACCGCCTCCAGAATCTCCTCTCGATTGATTTTCTTTCGCATTCCTGTCTCCTTCTTCAGCAGATATATCCCCGCTTATTCCGGCAGTATAACGCCAACTGTGCCCAGGTAGCGCTCTGTCCATTCTCGAACACTACCAGGTGCGGATACACCGCTTTGATTTTTGTTTTCTCTACCCGCCCGGTTTCATCGTCCAGAGGGCCTGTCGGATTCCAGATCCGGACTGTTTTCCCTGGCTTCGCCCACCGCTTCACCGCGCTAAGCTCTGCAGGATTGATGCCTCCTGTCCGTTCTGTTTCACAGGCGCGATGGGTTTCCGGCCTTGCCAGACAGTAAACCTTCTTTCCGCTCTGGTAGCCGCAGCGCTCCACTCGTCCCTCTCTGGTGAGTTCTCCCAACACATATCTCAGGGTATAGTCTGCAATCCCTGTTCTTTTCTGCAGCTCTGCTATGGACATCTTTCCCTGTTTCAACTCCCTGCAGACGGCTGCTGCCCTTTCGTCGTTTTTCATTCTCTCACACTCCTGTTTCCTTTTCCCGGCCGCTTTCTGATTCTTCATCTTTGGAAGGCTGCCCCATCATCCCCCACACCATCGCGTCGTAATCATAGCCGTGCTCCTCCAGGTTGTGAAAACGGTTCTTCGGCCTCTTCCCTGCCCCTTCCCGGCTCCCGCCTCCCTTCCTGTACTGACTATAATAGTCCCGGCTCCCTTCCCAGGCGTCCGCTTCGGCTGCCTTTTCGGCTTCTTTTCCTGCCCGGCCACGTTTCTGACGCGCCTGCAAAATCAGCGTTTCGAATTTCTCCCTGAACTTCGCCGTGCTTCTGATGTTCGTCTGCCAGAACGGATCGGTGACTGCATACTCTAATGCCTCCCAAATATCCTCTTCACTTCTGCCGTCCAGGCATTTCATCCGCTCAATCTCGTCCGCCCACTTTTTCCTGGCAGCAGGCGTTTCCGGAACTCTGGCACCTCGAAGCTGTGCTTTCAAGGCATCTGTCAGCCGCTCTACACAGCGCATCTCAAAGGAGCCGGCCGGATATTCCTGCGGCGGCTTTTCTGGTATTCCGTCAGGAATACTCTTTTTTATGTCTTTTGTTTTATGTTTATATATGTCTACGGTTTCTACTGCGGTTTGTACTTCGCTTTGTACTACGCTTTTTACTTCGGTTTGTACTTCGCTTTTGAAAGTGTTTTTTTCACAGAAGGGGAGCATCCGGTAGCGGTTGGGGGAGCCCTTTTTCCCCTTCTGATATTCGATCAACCCTGCTTTAATCAGCTCGTTCCTCACCTGGATAAACGTGGCTTCACGGCTCATTTGCATGGCTGCCATTAAGGTCAGGTTGTCTACTGAAACCCACTCGCACCACCCATTCCTGTTAAAACGCTGCATCAGCTTATACCACAGCATCTGGGCCGGGATCGGCAAGCGGTTATTTTCGCACCATCGCTCAAAGGCGTTGATTTCTCTGATATAGTCCAAGGCTCTCCCGCCTTTCTTTTTTGAGTAGCCGGGGTACGGTCAAGTCCCCGGCCGGTTGTATCACCAATGGCATCATCGTTCGTGATATATCATAGATTCCTGCCACGGAGGTCTGTTTTTTTGTCTCTCATTAGTCATCAAAGAAGCCATCCTCTACACTTTTCACACCCTCTTTTCTGCTCGGTTCCTCCTGAATTTCCGGTTTCGTTTCCTCCTTCACCGGTTCATATTCCATCTGCGCCTCCAGTGGTTCCGTTTCCACATACTCCTTTTTTCCGTCCTCCTGAATGACTGCCATATCCGCATCCAGAGCGGCCACCAGTTCAATGCTCATGATTCCCCACTTGCTGATCAGCTGCCGGAGCATCGTCTTGTAGGCCATAGAGTCAAAATCCTTTGCCCAGAAAGTCCATGCTGTATGCTTCTCCAGATCCTTCTTATATCCCGGGCTGAATTTCTTCGCATGGGCTTCCATCTTCTCCCGGCTCCAGTAAATAGCCTTCCTGAAACCATTGGTATACTCAAACATGGCATAGTAGCCGATGGTTTCCGCCTCTTCTCTGGCAAGCTCGTCCTCAATTAAACGGACTTCTATCTCTTCGTTCAAGGGGTCAAAATGGATCAGCTCCCCTTCTTTGATAGCAAGGACATTCAGCTTTTTGTACTGGCCGCTTCGGATTGCCAGCTGAATGTACCCTTTGTAACCCATCTGGAACTGTGCTTCCTTCACTCCCTTGCTCTTGTTATCATAGGGGACCAGATAATACTGCCCCAGCTGGGGACTGGGAGAAAGATTCAGCGATTCCCCCAGAAGCGCTGCACTCAGAATGCTGGGATTCGTACATTCCTGCAGCGCCGGCGTCGCCTGCACTGCTGATACGATACTGGAAATAAAACGGGATCCGTTTTTTCCTCCAATAATACTGTTAATCTGATTCCTGACAGCATCCTGGGCCAGGTATGCGGTCAATCCCTGCTTTGTGTTTCTTTTTGCCAGACTGTTCTGTACTGCCATCTATGTATTCCTCCTATTTCTCCGGAACCCGCTCAAACCGGATTCCGTTCTCCTTCAGATACCTTCTCAATCCTGCCAGCTGCTCAGCTGTCGCATGGACGCGGAAATCCAGGATATGAACCGGCTTCTCCACCACTTCTTCCTCTGCATTCTGTTCTGCAGCACAAGTTTCTTCCCTTACCCCTGCTGCCAGATTCCCGTTCTGTTCCCGGGGCTTCTCTTCCCTTCCTGCGGCTATTACGCGGGAAGCCTCTTCTTTCCTTCTGGCTTCCCGTTCCGCCCTTTCCTTTTCCTGGGCTGCGGCGTACTCCTTCCGCTTCTGCTCTGCAGCAGCCAGACGGTTTCCCTCTGCCAGGGCGGCATTCAGGTTATAGCTTTTCAAAAAGCTCTCCTTCATCTCCTCTGCATAGGGGCTGTCTATTTCATTGAGAACTGCAAGCCCTTCCGCCACCTGCTGAATTTTTCCTGTAATCTCCTCCCGGATGGATTTCAGCGTGGTTCCCGCATTGGCAAATTCCGGGCGGAACACACGCTCAAACGGCAGGTATTTTTCCAGATCCTGAATATTGTCCTCATAGATCTCCCGTACCTTTTTCGTTTTTTCCTCCCTCTGACGCCGCTCATAATCCTTAATCTGAGCGTCAATGTTTTCAATCGCCCCCTGAATGATTCCGGTCAGTTCCTTTACCTCTCTTCCGAACTGCTCATCCGGTGCAAGAAGCTTCTTGCGGATCTCCGTCCGTTTCCCGTTTAAAGCATCCACAAATTTATTCAGTTTTGCCCGGTCTGTCTTCGCACCTCTGATATTTTCATCGGTATAGACAGACGCAGCGTATTCCTGAGAGGCAGCAGTAATCTCCGCCTTCAGTTCCTCAAAATTCCACTCAATGCTGGTCAAAAATCCGTTGTCCTGCGGATTATAGATTTTTAATTCCATTTTTCCTCCTTTTTGAACTTTCATCAAATCACCGGAAGAATCAGATCCGGCCGGCGGCCCGTCTGCACACAGTCCCAGAACCGCTTCTCTGCCTCGATCAGATACTGGATATCTTCCTCCACATCCTTCCGCTCAATCCGGTAATGCCTGGTCGTAATCCGCACCTCTCCGCCCCAACGGCTTTTCAGCTGGGCCTTCAGCACGGCAAACTCATATCCGGTAACCGCCAGATAGTGAAGAACCTGGCAGAAATAATTATCCGGAATCCTCTCCCTCCACTTTTCTTTCTGCATACTCTGAAGGATGTTCGTCGTCTTGATTTCCAGAATCCCCCTGCGGCCTTCCCGATCCGTCAGTTCCCCGTCCAGGGATGCGTGCATCCAGGGATAGTCCGTGTTCAGAAACATGTTATTTTCATGATAGGATACCTGGTATTCCGGAAAATCCATCGCAAACAGAGCCCTCAGATGCTCCTCCGCCTGCGTTCCGTACAGAACATAGTCACGGCCGGAAATATCATCGGGAAGCACCAGCCCTGTTTTTTCTTCCCACAGCTGAACATTGTCCTTATAGGGGTTCATCCCCACGCAGGCAGAGGCATCAGAACCACCGATGTGGTTACGCCTTGCCTTCAGCCACTCTTCCCTGCTTTTAAGCAGAAGCCTTTCCACTGACATCCCTTCTGCCCCTTTCCTGATTCACTTCTCTCACCGGCAGGGCAGCCGCCTGTTTCTCCAGGTCTGCCCTGCACTCCTCGCAGAGTCTTCCCTCTCCCGGATCCAGACGGCAGCCGCATCCCTCACAGCGGTAACGATTCATTTCTATCTGCCTCCTCGCCCAGCTCTTTTGCTGCTGGCACGCCGCAGTTTGTCTCCGGATCTAAGTCAAATCCAAGAATCGCGGCAACCACTTCCCCTTCAACCGAATCCTGTTTCAGGTTCACATACGCTGCCAGAGCCTCTACCCGCCCCATCAGCATCAGCGCCTCCTCATTGGCATCTTCGGGGATGAACATCCTGTTTCTGTTTTTCATGCTTGCATTTCCTCCTGTTCTGGGTTACACTTAATTTGTTTATTTATTTTCACCTGCGCCTGTCCGGTTGCCGCCGGCGGGCGCGTTTTCTTTACGCTCATGTACCACTGTAAGATAGCTGATATGAGCTGCAAGCTCGTCCGCCACTGTTCCTGCCTCCGGAAGCCTCTCCCGGAGCTCTCTTGCATAACTTTCCAGCGCAAGAATGCACAACGGCGCATCCTTCCAGCTCACCGGGTTGATCGCCTCCGCCACCTTCACTGAAAGCTCCATCGCCCTTTTCTGCAAATCCATTCCTGTTTCCTCCTGCTTTCCTATCTTCTCTTTGCATTCAGCTCATCTGCTGCCGCCTGTGCCTCCTCTTCGGTCGCATATGGTCCTCTTGTCTCCCGCACGCCGCTGTGCATTGGTTCTCCCGGCCGCAGCGGCCGTGTCTGACGGTAAATCTGGTAGCAGCTGACGTTTCTGCTTACGTTCCACTCGTACATGTCGTTTCACCTCCCTCTCATAGTCCCTGCAGGGATACCATCTGGTATATTCAAGACAATGGTAACGCTTCCTGCATGTTTTACAGGTTACTCCTATGGAAAGAATCTTTTTCTTCCTGCCCTTTTCCATCACAACCACCCAGCCGCCGACATAACAGCCAAAAAAGCTCCAAAGAACCCGGCTGCCAGTATCTCTGTAAACAGCAGCGCCTGGCTCAAAAAGCGGTTTTCCTCCCGCAGGGCCTCATTGATTCGCTGCTCTGCCTTAAGCGGATGTTCCTGCTTTGGCTGCGACGAAGTAATCTCTGTCTTATGCATCGCTTTCCTCCTTGCTTATTCCTACTGTGCGATTCCTCAGATAAAGCAGCTTCAGGATAAGCTCTCCTGAGCGGTTCCACGGTTCCTTCTTTATGTAGAGCACGGTCCGGGTACTCACTCCCAGATACTTAGCAATATCCTTATCTGTCCAGCCCTTACGGGCCTTAATCTCATTGATCCAGTCCTTCGGCCAGAACCACCATTCCGGCGGTTTTAATACCTGCCTTGACATAAACTCACCTCCTATTTCAGCAGTTCCTCGATTGAAACGCCTAGATATTTGGCAACCTTCTCTACTTTACGGATTCCTGGTTCGCTTTCGTTCCACTTGCAAATACTACCATTGGATAACTCTAACTCCTTTTCAAGTTTTCCAACAGAAATCCCCTTTTCATCGCAAACACGCTTTACATTGTCGTATAGCACTCTTTTACCTCCACAAGTCAAATTCGATATAGAAAATTCTCTGTTTTCTATTGACATTTTACCGAAAATATTCTAATATGAAGTTGTCAACTCAACTGAATATTTTCAGCGGTGTATCTTTTAGTTTTACCGAAAGTTTTCTGTATCGTATTTCCTATTATACCGAAAACTTTCTATTTGTCAAGAGTTTTACAGAATTTTTTCTGTGTATTAGGAGGAACGCTGTGACAGTATTTGAACGCATTGAAAAACTACGCAAATCAACAGGAATATCACAAGGAAAATTAGAAAAAGAACTTGGATTTTCTAATGGTTCTATTTCAAAATGGAAAAACAGCACACCCAAATCGGATCGTTTGCAAAAAATCGCTGACTATTTTGGGGTATCAGTTGAATATTTAATGACTGGAAAAGACGATGCAGAAAAAGCAGAAATAACGCTTACTTCAAAGGATGAACGAGATATTGCTAAAGATTTAGATAATATCATGGAAAAAATACAGAACGGCAAAGATGGGCCACTTCGGTTTAACGGCGATGAGATAGATCCGGAATCTTTAGAGTTTTTGCGGGACGCTATTGGTATGAGCCTGCGCCATCTTAAAATTATTAATAAAGAAAAGTATAATCCTTATAAGAACAAAAAGTAGGTGATTGGATTGCACGAAAAGATCCATCGGCTCATCCAGTACTACACAAAAATGTGTGGGACTAATGATCCTTTTAGGATTGCGGAGTTTCTTAACATTGAAATATTTTTTTGTCAGTTAGGTAATATCTCTGGATATTATCAATATTTAAAACGGCACAAATGTATCTATATTAACAGCAGCCTGGAAGAAGATTTTTGCAAAATCGTCATGGCTCACGAACTTGGCCACGCACTGCTGCATCCCAAAGAGAATTGTACTTTCATGGGTACTCACACGCTGTTGTTAACGTCCAGAATCGAACGTCAGGCTAACTTATTTGCCGCCTGCCTGCTGATCTCTGACGATATGCTCCAGGAATACGAAGGATGCACACAAGAGCAGTTCTGCCAGTGCACTGGATTTCCTAAAGAACTAATCGAATTAAGATTAAAATAATATATGAAAGGATTTAATACAATGGCCCTTATTATTTGCCCTGAATGCGGAAAAGAATTTTCAGATAAAGCTGCTGCTTGTCCTAACTGTGGCTGTCCTACAGACTATATTGCTTCTTCCACTAACAGCCAAGCATCATCCTGCGATTTTGATAGTGAGGATACTGTTTCCGCTTCAGACTCTATTAGGAATTTTTTATCCTTTGCAGCTTCAACTGCAGTTTCAGAAGTAAAAGATAATTTTGAGTTAGCTAAGCAACTAAAAAAGGTAGGTATTATTACCATCAATGAACGCGATCGTACCTTTCAGATTAAAGGGGCGATCGCCCCAAACGGAAAAAAGACTGGATTGATTGGTGGCCTTTTCAAAAGCACACTTGCTGTCAGCACTATGGGAATGTCTGTTGCAGCCGAAAAAGCACTTGGTTTAGGGAAAAACAAAGTTGGCACAAAGGACTGGTACGATTTCGACGATCTTATCAGCTATGAGTTATTAGAGGATGATAGTGTAGTTACCAGCGGCGGTGTCGGCCAGGCTTTAATCGGAGGAGCTATCTTTGGTGCAGCAGGTGCTATCGCAGGAGGAATTACAGGCAAACGTACTCAGAAAAAGAAAGTGGATTCCCTCTACATCAAGGTAACATTAAACAGCTTCAGTAGCCCTTGCCTGATGATTCCGCTCATTACTAAATCAATTAAAACCAGCTCAAAGGAATACCAGGCTGCTTTTAACGAAGCCCATCAAATTCTTTCGACACTGGATGTAATCACCCACAACAAATAGTCATATATACTGTCAGATTTATGGGGAGGGTGTAATGGTAGACAACTATCTGATTAGATTTGAACCAACGCTGCAGGTTTATGAATATTTTCCTGTAGTATAACAGAGTAAACTTTAGTTTCTTATTAATTTCCGTTGACATTTGGAAGATAATATGTTAATGTATGGTTACAGAAATAAAGTAAATATTTTCTGTAGCAAATGCATATAATATATGGAACGTACTCCGGTGTCCTTCGGGCCCGGGGTCTTTTTATTTTCTAAGGAGCATACTATGTCAGATAAGCCATTCAAAAATTATGATGAATTAATAGATATTCTAAATAAGCGAGGATTATCTATCACTACTGATGAAGAAAAAGATTACGCTAAAACTGTTCTTTCTAAAGAAGGATATTATAATCTAATAAATGGATATAATAAATTATTTTTAGATGCATCTGCTGGAGAAAATCACTACTTATTTGGAGCTACCTTATATGAAATACATGCCCTTTATCAATTCGATAGAATATTGAGAGATATTTTTTTCAGATATATACTTCGTGTAGAAACGCATGTAAAAAATTTAATCTCTTATTATTTTTCTATGCAATATGGACATAGTAATTATCTTTTGTATACTAATTTTAATACTCAATGCCGAGATGCTCAATCAAAAATTACAGCCCTAATTGCAGAAATACAACGTCAAACTGCCAGTAGAGCTTCTGATCCTAGTATCTCACATTATTTAAAAACCTATGGATATATACCTTTATGGGTGCTAAAAATGTTTTGACTCTCGGAACTATTAGTAAATTTTATAGTTTAATGAAAACACCGGAACGTCAAGCTGTATCAAAAACCTTTGGAATATTAGACAATGAGCTAGAAAGTGAATTAATGTATCTATCTTCCGTTAGAAACTTTTGTGCACATGGAAATCGTTTATATTGCTACCGCACCAAAAACCCTTTGATAGATACTCCTTTTCACAGTTTTCTGTCAATAGCTAAAAATGAAAAAAATGAATACATGCAAGGTAAACGTGATTTATTTGCAGCTTTGATTGCCCTTAAGAGGCTCTTATCCAATAATGATTACAAGCGTATGTCCAAAGAAATATATCGGGCCATTGGCAATCTCAGAAAAAAACTCTCTGTTATAAACGTAACCGACGTTTTAAGAGAAATGGGATTTCCTGAAAAATGGAGAGAACTAAGTTCTGCTACAGTTGAAAACAATACTCAAAAATAATAAATCTGAGGACGGAACAGGCAGCCGTCACGCCCTTGTGGTCTTAAAAGAGATGTGGGAGTGCCACCCCACCTGTTTTATTATTGAAATTTCATTGTATCAATGTCTTACCTGATTAAAAGGAGGCTCTTTATGTTACTAAAAAAAGGACTCTATACTTCCAATGATTACTGGAATCTTCCGGAAGGAGAACACGCCGAACTGATTGATGGCCAGCTCTATGCTATGGCACCGCCCAGCCGGATTCATCAGGAATTGGTAATGGAATTATCGGCCACTCTCAGAGACTATATTAAGTCTCATGGAGGGGATTGCAAGATCTATCCCTCTCCCTTTGCCGTCAATCTGGATGCAGAAGACAGAAACTGGGTAGAGCCGGATATTTCCGTCATCTGCGATAAATCAAAACTGACGGATCGTGGCTGTTCCGGAGCTCCGGATCTAATTGTGGAAATTGTATCTCCCTCCAGCCGGAAAATGGACTACGTGTGGAAAGCCGGACTTTACATGGATGCCGGCGTCCGTGAATACTGGATCGTCGATCCGGTCAAAGAATGTACGACAAAATACCATTTTGAGGAAGACAGCGCACCTGTCATTGTTCCATTTTCTGCGGAGCTGAAAGCGGAAATTTATCAGAAGCAACTCTCTATCTGCATAGCGGGGCTTTTAGAATAGCCCTGCTGTATGGGAACTACCTTGACAATATAATATCCTTACCCGGGCAGCCAGGAGGGCGTGCCTATCATCCGCCTGAGTCTTGACAGGAGGATGATGCTTATGAGTACATATGAGGAAATGCAGATTCTACTTACATTCGCATTACTTGTTGTTGCAATTCTGAATCTGAAAATAAGTAAGCCGCCCTGTCCCGGAAAAGATAGGCGGCTTACTAGGCTGAATATTTCACCGGGCGGATAGGTGTGCTCTATCTTCCGGCTGTCTTGTTAAGTATATTATAGGTCAACCAGATTTATTTGTCAAATACGAAAAACCGCCCGGTGTTTCCGGCACCGAACGGCTTTCCATACATTTATACCGGCCCCCCGCGCCAACGGGAAGCCGGTACCAACCGCGACGCCAATCGCGGCCCCTCCGAAGAGGACACAATATTCTGCCAAAAATATTGTATCATCTTCGGGGGCAGTTATGCAATCAGAACATAGGTTTGCATAGCTGTATTTTTTATACCATTTGTTAGAGGAGGAAAATCGAATGGAGAAAAAGAAACCGAAGAAAAAGAAAAATGCCCTGCCGTCCGGAAGTTACCGGGTGCAGGCGCTGGACTATGTGGATGCTGCCGGAAAGCGGCATTACAGGAGCTTTACCGCAGCCACAAAGAAGGAAGCTCAGCTTTTAGCCGAGGAGTGGAAACTGAACCGGAAAAAGGGAATCAGGGAGCCTGATAATCTGACCGTCCTGGAAGCCGTGGAACGCTACCTGACTGTCAGGGAAGCCGTTTTAAGCCCCTCCACCATGCGGGGATATGATTATCTTAAACGCTGCTATTTCGGCGGCTCATTCGGGCGTGTGCCGCTTCGGGAACTGGACAGCACAGCCGCCCAGATATGGGTATCTGAGCTGGTGAAAAAAGGCCTGTCCCCCAAAACAGTCAGAAACGCTTATGGCCTGCTGGCTGCTGCCCTGGATATGTTTGCTCCGGATCTCCGCTTAAAAGTGCAGATGCCCGCCAGGAAAAAGCCGGAGCTCTACTGCCCCAGCGACGAGGATGTAAAAACGCTGCTTCGGCACATACAGGGAACAGAACTTGAGATTGCCGTTCTTCTGGCAGCTTTCGGGCCGCTGCGGCGGGGTGAGATATGTGCTTTGACAGACAAGGATGTTGTGGGAAATACGGTGGTCGTGAGTAAATCTATGGTAAAAGACTCAGAAAGAACATGGCATATTAAGGAACCTAAGACTTTCGGAAGTTATCGGGAAGTCGTCCTTCCTGATTTTGTAATAGCAAAACTGTCCGGCAGACGGGGACAGATTGTCAGAATGGATCCTGACTATGTTACTCACCGGTTTGGCCGGGTGCTGAAAACTTTAGACATCCCCCATTTTCGTTTCCACGACCTGCGGCACTATGCCGCATCGATTATGCACGCGATCGGCGTGCCGGATCAGTATATCCTTCAACGCGGAGGGTGGGCCTCTGACAATATTATGAAATCGGTATACCGGAATACCATCGACCTGGAGACGGTACGGCAGACAAAGAAAATTAATCAGCATTTTGAAAAGCTGAAAAACGTGTGATTTCCGTGTTGCATTCGTGTTGCATGAACGCTGAAAAACAGGTACTTAATGCCGCAGTACCGTTTCATTCCAGATACGCAAAAACCCTTGTAAATACAGGAAAAATCCAGTATTTACAAGGGCAAAAGAAAAAAGCTGCTGACGGGAATCGAACCCG